TTATGACCACTTTTATGCTTTCTGAGTTAGGATGCAATGGTGACTGTCATCAAGGAAGATTGCCTTGCACTTGTCAAGAATCTGTCCCCTTTGTTGGCAAAATCAATGAATTAGATAAAATGGACAAGGGAATAGTTAAGCAGGCACAACAGGATGGCATAAGCGAGAATTTTTCCTGCTTTCATAATCGCGAGAAGTAATGCCCAAATGTTTATTCCCACCTGGAGATATTTATGAGCAAACCGCCAAAACGCAATGAAAGACGCAAGGCAAGAGAAAATAAACGCTATCCGTTTAAATTGGTTCCTGTTTTGTTTCTTTCAGGATGCAGTTTGATGATTGGTAACTATGATCCGCTTGAATATGGGCTAGTCAATCGAATAAGAACCGAAGCGCAAGTCTCAGATTGCTCAAAACAAAGCACTTACGTCATATATGTAAGCGCTTTAGAATTAAAGAATTACAGTCAATATTTGCCAAATAATGATCAAGAGATTGCGCTGGTTGATGATCTTTACAAAATAGTTGATCAGCTTTATACATTCAAAAGCCCTAGCGCAGCATATTGCAAGGCCAAATTAAACATAATCGAAACTACTGCTGAGCGCATTCAGCAAACAACAGGAAATAAACCAAGATGAATATCAATGAATTATGGGGTGAGGCAAAAGGATATAAATCTCAATTAGATTCAGGCGCGCTCACTCCTGCAGAATTTAAAGATTTGATTAGTAGCCTTGGGATTGCATCAAAGATCAAAGAAAATGCAGATGAATTTGACAAAAATATTCAAATTCGCGGATATTTGATTGATTTATTAAATTTTGCAGAAACTATTTCGAGCCTCTGATTCGACAGATATTCTGCATTCTTTCGTAATCTTCGCGACACCATACATCGCAAAATCTTCGATCGGCAAGTCTTGCATTGCAAGAAAGACAAAACCCTGTCGTTTTTAAAGGTTGCCGATCCCTTACTTTTTTTATTGCCATTTGCCGATGCAATTCTTCTGCATCCGAAGCATCGTCAAAAATGTCGCTCATGCCAATTTTGAAATAAACATTGCAGCCTCTGCTTCTCTGCGTTTTAACAAGCCAGCCATATGATGACCGGCAGCCATATCCCATTTAATAAACTCTTGCGATGCGCCTTCAAAATCTCCAGCATTTAGCTTTTTCATAAGAGTTGATGAATCTAAATTGCGACATCCACAATTGAATGCGAAGTCCACAAGCGCGTCAAATTCTTCTTGGGTTAGCTCTACATGAACTACCGCATTGACGTTCGCCTCGGCTTGTTTAATGTCTTGGGCAAGGTATTGCTCTGCTTGTTCTTGAGTGATTTCTAAACCTTCTACGACCTTAGGCCCTGTATGACCATAACCAATAGTCCAAGGATCACCGCCACTACCAGGATCAGGATAAGCCACAAGCCGGCATCCTTCAAAACGCTCAGTAAGGTGTAGTCCATCTTTTGAATACTCCATCATTTCACCGTCAAATCGTTATATTTATCAATCACTTCGTTTCGCTCGATTTCTGTGGTTGCGCACGATTTTGCAAATCCGATAAGAAATTCTGCATCTGACTCAAGTAATCTGAGTCCTTCCTTTGGTATTGCAATAGAGGAGGATTCGTTGCCGGAGGAGTTATGGTCGTGCAACCCGATACCGCGATACTGATTAAGTAGCAACTCATAATGAGATTGGAGAGCGTCTTTTTCATTTTGGGCTTTCTGAGTGTCTTGAGCTTGTTTGTTGATGATCTCGGTTTGATTTTTAAGTGCTTGAGTTACTGCTTCGGTTTTTGCTTTTTCTATCGATGAATAATCAATTTCATGCGTAATATATGCACTTCCCAAAGATATGCATAGCAAAATGGCAATTTTTATATATGTCGATAAAAACATTATTTCACCGTCATTTCTTGCATTTTTTCTTGAGTGCGCCCATAAGCAGTAATTCCAAGGATTGCGCCCATTGAAAGGTGAAAGAATCCAGCGCCTTGCAATGTCAAAGGATTCCATTGATTTTGGACAACTCCTTTGCCAAATACTTGCACCAAAGACCAAAATATCGGAGCAATCATAAAATCAAATATGCATACCGACATATACATCCAAGCCATTGCTGGTCGCCATTTTGTATTAAGCCAATTTTGATTGTTATCAGCAACAATCACTTTTTCTGATTCAGATGACTCTGAAAGATTGGCTTCTTCTATCATTTTTTTGTAGTAATGCTATCAGAACCTTTGGTTACTGTGACTTTATCTCCATCCACAGTCACCGACATTGGTGGCTCTTTATCAGCAAGATGATCTAAGCGTTGAATGAGTTGTTGAATAACTGCAAATTCGGGCTTTTCTTCTTTTTCAGTAGTGCCTGAAACCGCATTCATCATATTAATGATGGCCATAATTGCACCGCCAGCCATACCAATAACTGCAGCAATTTTTGAAGAATCTAAAAAAATACTAGCAGCAACACTAATAACAATAATGGCAGTTATATAAGCCAATCCATGTTGACCGATTGATTTGCCAGCGACTTCTTTTGCGCTATCTTGATCTGCCATATCAACCTCTTGGGGATACCAAGCCATGACCGGCAGCCCATAAGTAAACAAGACCAACCAAGCCAACAGAAAGAAGGCCATTTAATGTCCATTTTCCAAATTTAGAAAATTGACTATCAAGCCATTCTTGGAGAGCTTCTTTTATTGCTTCTTTTTGTATTTTAGGATCGATATCAGACATATATTTCTTTAAATTAGCAAATTTGAACGTCAAGAGAAGATATTGCATAATTCTGTGGCCAGCTAACTACTGCATAACCAACTAAAGGGGGAACAGATGTTGTACCACCGCCAACAGAATTTAATTCAGGAGTTAATGTTAAAGCTCCAGCAACACCAGCAGGGCTAGCATCTAATGTAGTTTGTGTTAAATAAGTTTCTTGAGTAGTTCCATTGTAATCTGTGTAAACATCAATTAATAATCTTTTGCTTTTGCGATATTGAAAAGCTCCTGATATTGCTGGATTTGCAGTCATACTAAAATCAATTAATGCGCCAAATACAATTGGAATTTGAACATAATTAACAGTTCCATTGCTTGCAATGGTAAGCCAATTAGTTAAATTTCTACAAATTGGATATAAATATTGGTTTGCATTAAATAAATTTAATGAATTTGCAACAATATCACTTAATATTAAATAATCTCCATAAGTTGCACTATTAATATTAATGTTATTTGAAACATTAGTAGTATTGTTAATAATGCAACCTTGCATTTCTACATTGCAAGCATATCCATTTTGACCAAGTTGCAAAACATAATTTTGAAGATTTTGAAAATTACATCCTTGTATATATGCATTTCCTGAAGAAACTAAAATTCCACCAGCAGTAGTAGATTGAGCATATCCACTATAAGATGAAAGACCTTGAAATACGCAATCATGCATATTTAAAGTTTTATCATTACTTCCAGAGGTATCTAAACGAACCGCAAATCCATATTGATTTCCAAAAGTGCAACCGTTTACATTTACGGACACTCCTGATCCAAATAAAACAATGTAACCATTAAAAGTAGTGTATTGGACGTTCATAAAGAAGTCACAATCTTGTATTTTTAAATTTCTACTATTTGAGGCGAAAATTCCTATTGCGTTATATTTTGGATATTGAAAGCTACAGTTTGTAATTGAACAATCAGAAGCAGAAGTATTAATTGTTATGTTGTAATTTTGATTAAAGAATTGGCAATTATCAACAGCTTGATTATTTGCAACAATACTAATACCTTCTAAACCACCATCAAATTGACAATCATAAAGATAACCACCACCAAGCATTACTCCAAGTCCACAAGCTGAAAACCACATATCGTGAACCATGCCACCTGGAAACTCCAAATCAACGGCTGCACCACCACCGCTAGGGCCACCCAAAATAAACATATTTTTAATTTCAGGTGGTTGATTATTGTATGTAGAATCACTTGTTGGGACTCCATTAATTAATCCCCATCCAAGTTTAAATACGCTATAAGTAACAACACCAAAACTAGATGCATCAATGTAAGAAGCAGATTGTCCAGCACCATATAAGCAATTACCAGCACGAACATAAACTGTATCAGTAATTTTGTATCTTCCTGGAGGAATATAAATTGCGCGATATTCAACAACAGATGAATAAGGAACAGTAGATTGACAAGCATTTCTAAACGCAATTGTTGAATCAGTAGCTCCAGTAGGGTCTGCTCCAAAATCTAATACAGATACTATTTCTTGAAATTTAGATTGCGCAGTTCTTGAAATAGCTCCAGTTTGTCCTTCATCATATCCAATCAATGAAGAACCATTGGGAGCAGAATAAAGAGCTTCTACATCAGAAAGATTTGTTGGAGCATCAGATTCTTGATCCCAAATAAGGTTGTTATTTACATCATAAACTTGTTGACGATATGATCCTGATCCATAAGCAATGCATTGACCATTGGCATCCAATTGAATTGGATTAGTGTTTAGGATCGTTAACGCAGGATCTTGATAAGTATTTTTAAAAGTAGTCGTGCTTGGAATATAGTAATAAACCTTGCCTGAAGCTAAGGGATTACCATTAGAGTCAATAAATTGTTGCTTTCCGTTTGGTAGAATTCCACTCATGTTTGATACCCTCTTTCAGTTCATCCAAGCGCATCCTAAACCATGCGCATTTTTATTTGTTGCTTGTACCTATAACTTCATTATCAATTTCAAAAAAGCCTTTTTATTGGCGCTGAGAAACTGAATTTGTGCCTACCCCGATCATACTTGGATAGAGCAATTCCATCAATTGCGGAGTGACAACAGGCTTTTTCGTCTGAATTGTCATTTGTGTTGGATTCAATAAATGCTCTGTTAAAGCATTGATCACCGCATCGTTTTTGGCTTGCATCAAAGTCTGCCATGCAGATCCAACTCTTGAGCCAACTCCAGCGCCTATCATTGCACCTACTGGGCCACCAGCCATGTATCCAACTCCAGCGCCAGTAGCGCCTGACAATGATCCAGTAGGAAGATGAGATGCCAATAATCCTAGTTTGCCAGGCAATACTGATTCGACCATGTTTTGAGTGACCAAATTTTGAGCAGTATTTGATCCAAGTGAGCGACCTAAACCAACTTTTTGCTGACGCAATAAATCATCCCGAATTGATTTCAAAGCACTAAGCTGATTGTCGGTGATTGCTTTTTGTGCATTTGCTCCTTTTTCACCTTGCGCTTTGGCAATATTTTGAATGGCATTTTGAACTTTTGATAAAGTAATGTTGCCATTTTGATCGGTCAATTTAAGACCTTGCAAATATTTCATGGAATCAATATTGCTTGATTCAGAGCTATATTTGTCCAAATAATTCTTAAAGCCAGGAGCGCCTTGCTCAATTACATTGTCAAGAGATTGCTTAACCTTCATTAATTCGGATGCAGCTTGCACTCCTGAACGATCTGCCATATTCAATTTATCAAGTTTGTCATCGATTGACTTACGGACAGATTGATATAAAACCTCAGGATCTTGTTCAACCTTCTTAGTGACTGTTTTAGCAGCCTCAGTCATTGGTTTACCTTCAGCATTCAAAATAGGCGATGCTGGAGTTGATTTAGTCTCAGTTCCAAGCGAAACCAAAGACTTAATATCGTTCAATGATTTTGAAACTGCTGGACGTTTACCGCCAGGGCCATTCAAAATATCGTCAATTGTATTTAAAACTGGAGTCGAATCTACTTTTTGCTTGTTTGCAAAAAGCACTTGATTGACTTGATCATTAGCGTATAAATTGCGCGCTTCTTGTGCAGCAGCCAATTCTTCAGGAGTTCTAGCAACATTTTGCAAAAGATTTGATCTAGCAGCAGCATTGGCTTGCTCGCGCTCAACAAAAGGAGTTGGGTTAATGTCGCGAATCGTGCGTTGCAAAGTGCTTACACCAGCATTATTGGCAAGTTCAGCCAATGTTGGAGTAGATCCAGGCACAATTGTTTGATTGACCGCATTAATTCCTTTATTGCTTGCAGCTTTATTAAGAATATTTTGAGCGATCTTTTCAGCGCCACCTTGAGTAAATGGATTAATTGCAGAGCCTGCAACATTGCCTAAATATTGACCAACTTTTCCTGCTGCTGGTACTGCCAATGGAATAGCAGCACCAACATAGGCATTAGTTTGAGCGTTTTGAGCAATTTGTTGCCAAAATGGTTGCTCGCCTAAAGTTGGTTGAGTTAAACCATAAAGCGTAGATAATCCTGCGCTTCCTGCAGCTTGACCGCCTAACTTAGCAGCACCTTGACCGAATTCTTGCAATCCTAGACGTGCAGCCAAATTAGCAGCTTGTTCGCCACCTTGGGTAATCATTGAACCGCCACCAGTTGCCAAAGCAGGCAAAACCTCGCCAATCGTTGCACCAGCAAGCGATGCAGCATTAGTTGGGGTTTGGGCTTGATATTGTTTTTCCCATGCTTTTGTAGCTTCTACGTCAGCATTGGCAGTATTTTGAATGAGCTTGGCAATATCACTATTTGGAGCGATTTTATTGACACCGGATGCCAATAATTGCTCAAGCAGATTCGCGCCACCATGCAAAGGCGCAGCAATATGATGACCAGCAGCAGCTAAAAAGTCCGATGGATTGCCGACTACGTCCTTTGCTTGTTGCAATGGCTCATTATTTGCGCCAGTAACTGTAACGGATGACTGTGGAGTCGCGCCAGTTGGTTGCTTTACAAAAGCATTAAATTGATTCTCAATGTCTTGATCTAAATTTGTACTGACATGAGGCAAAAAGTCTTTTGCGCGAGCGCCAGCTTCATGCGTAATAAGAGTGCGAGTAAAAGCAGCGTTTGCCTCGGGTACGTTTGGAATTGTTCCGTCTGCGTTTAATTTAACTCCTGCGCTTTCTAATTCTTTTCTAAGGGTTTGTACGTACTTACCACTTTGAACGCTTGCGCCAGTTGTCGGATCGCCATTAACCCAAGTGCCAACTAAGCTCTCAGGAGTGATTTTTTGACCCTTCATTGCGCCTTGGCCAGCCAAATAAGTGCCTGCTAAAGCCTGAGTGTCAAAAACACCATCCTCGGGTTTTTTGTAGGATTTATAGATCGGTCTGCCTGATTCGTCTTTTCCAAGCAATATCCCGCTTGGATTGTTTGCATCTGCTGCAACTCTTGGGCTTTTCGCATCAGCAGGAGCAGTTCCTTTCGCCAAAGGAAGGGGAGTTTTTAGAAAAGAACTAAAAATCGAATCTTCAGAAAGATCTTGATCGGCCATATTATTGTCCTGGTGCTTCTAAGAAACCTTGTTTAACCATATTAACTAAATCTTTTTTGAATTTAGGCAACGTACCGGCAGCATTTTGACGCTCAATAAAGCTCTTTTGTTGCGCAGGAGTCATTACTGAAAACACGAATGCATCAGGATTGATTTGTTTATTCCATTGTGACTGCCACTTGTTAAATTGGTCAGCAGGAGTGCCTGAATTTTGCCAAGCGTAATCTTGAGCTTGACGCATTTTCTCAATGGCAATGTTCTTGGTAAGAATGTCCTCGTTTGCCAATTTGGAGATCGATGGATTAGCATTACCAGTCAAAGCAGCGTTCAAACGAGCATCTGTGCCAGTTCCAAGGCCTGCGGAAGCCAAAGATGCATAGTTGGTCATAATCTTCTTGAATTCGTCATAATCCTTGATTTCGCCCTTGAAGTCTTTTCCAGCGACTTTTTCGACAACGTCAGGAGCAAGTGAATTCATAAATGATTTCATTTGATTGCGCCAATCTGTGCCTGGGCCAGTTTGTACATTAGGATTAGCCAAATTCTCGCGAGCCTGCTCAAGATAATTGATGCGAATAGGCACATCGGCAGCCACATCATGCAGATTTTGAGCAGCATTGGCTTGATTTGTTCCACCAGTTGTCAATGCAGCTTGTTGTCCAGGGCCAAGAGTTGTTTGAAAACCGCCTGTGGATTGATTTTGACCGCCCATAGGCGAGTTTTGTGCGCCACCTTGAGCATTTGCACCACCCATAAGATTTTGACCGCCTGTGATTCCTAAAAGCTCGGCTTTGCTAACCAAACGCTTAGCACCAGTAGAGGGATCAATAATTTCTTGGCTTGGAGTCAATAATTCAATTTGACGAGCATTATCTTGAGTTGCCAAATAGTGTTGCTTGACGTAAGCACCATATTGTTTTGGATCTTCAGGAATGCTTTGAACTTCTTGCTGAGCAGCCGTTGGAGATAAAACACCGCGCGTCATGGCATGAGCCATCTCGTTTAGGATGTCATCTTTGGTGACTTTGTCACCTTTTTGCATTAAACCACCAAGACGAGCGTTCCAGTAGTCGTTTTCTTTGCGCGCATTGTCGATTTTGGCATTTAAAGCCGTATATTTAGCGCCTTCCATTTGTTGCAATTGAGTGCCAATTTGCGGAAGATTGTAGGCAGCATTAGGATCTTGCGATAAAGCCTGCATGATTTGCGGAATATTGACATTCCCATTTTGATCTGTATTTTGCTGAATAGCCGATGAAACTGCTTGATTAGCAGCCATTTGTTGTTGCGCTTGAGCGATTCCTACTTTATTTTTTTGAATGTTCATTATTTGGCTAATTCCAGCAGGAATCGCACCAAAATCAGGCAAATTTTGTTTTGTGGGAATGATGCTTGGATCAATCGTTTGTAAATTTAATGGCATATTGATTCCTTACCCTAACAAAGCGTAATTGATTAATTTATAACCATCGGAATCGGATAAAACCGCTTCAGGCATGATTTTTTCAA